ATCTAAATTTAAATACCTTACGTGAGGAAGTCCAATTAACTTTGACTTTATGATTTCAACATCAGACATACCAAGTTATAATTGAATACCTAGTTCCAGAAATAACGGGCATTATCTCATGTGGATACATAAAATTAGAAGGAAATACAATTACATCTCCAATCGAATTTCTCATCATGATTTCTCTATTAAAAAATGCGAATTCTCCACCAACAAAGTCTTCATTAAGAGTTATCGAACACGCAATACTTCTTTGTTGTTGAATAAAACTGTCAGTATGTTGTATGTAAAACTGTCCCGGGTTATATCTAAGTAACTGATATCCTGTATCAATACTTGGACTAAAATGTGGAAACTCTTTTGAATACATTTCAACTACTTTTAAAAGTTGTTGATGCAATTCCATATCTATATTTTTTCTTATTTCAAAATTTCTTTGAATAATTTCAGTATCAGAAAGAATAATTGAATCGCAGTTCCTAATAGTAGAATCTACAGATGCTTCTCCTCCTATTAAAGAATGAGTCCAGTCAGATGAATTTTTATATTCATTTAGAATTCTTTCACAAAGTTCTTTTGAAACAATATAATCGTAATTTTTAATAAAAGATTCTATGGGTTGTGTAGATAAATTCCTTGAAATTACAGCCGGAGTTTCTTTAGTTTCAATAACTTCATCAATATTAGAGTATGACTTTTCTTCTATTACCTGATTATTTTTTACATTATCTCTAGTCTTATCAAAGTAAGCATAAGAACATTCTCCACGACTTCTCACATAATGCAAGAAAACCTGTGAGTAATAACTACCTTTATACTCCTCTCTCCAGTGAGATGCAATTCTTCCAAGATAGATCATTGCATCTCCAGGATTTAAACTCACAAACTTTTTTTCTTGTTGTGGAGTTTCGATCCAGATGGGCCAAGGATAATCTCCATCTAAATGCAAAGTAAGGGAAATCTCACATGCATCTCTATCAATATGTTTTTCTAGAACCGAACCCTCTTTATATACTCTTGCATAAGAATACGTAGGAAGAACAGTTTCTTCTAATAAAGTAGATACTTCTGGAGTTTTTTCACATAACAATTCTAAGAAAGAAATGTGGTCATATTTAGAATGTGAATCAGGAGCTTGACTGTCACCGGATAAATTATTTTCTGTGCAAAAAGATTTAAATTCTTCTGATAAATTTTTTGCTCGAATTTCAGAAATAAAATTCGGAATAATTAAATAATTATTTTCAACTAATTGTTTGTTCATAGATAATAAAAAAAAAAAATTTAACGTTAAAACAATTACAGATCCTTCAATAATTCTTCCAGATCAAAATCACCAAACTCGGCAAGGAAACTAAGTTCTTCTTCCTGAAGTCTCAAACGTTCTGCCTCTTCTTTTTCTATTCTCTCCTTTTCCTCAACTTTTGCTTTGTCCCAAAGAGATATAGCTTGTTCAAAGACACCCAATTCTTTAATAATTAAATTCGGCACTGTTTTTTTAAATTCAATTTCTCCATGAGGTTCTTCTAATCCAAAACCATATTCTCCATCTTCATCGGGATCTCCATACCATTGAAGAGCGTGGAATCTCCCCCAAGTTTTTAGGTCATAACCTTCAATCCAACTAAGATCATCGAATACACTCAGATCAGTCGTATATCCTTCACCATCTATAATAATACGCTTATCATCTTTAACTATTGTCATTCTCATTGTTGTTTTCCTCCTCTAATAACTTTTGAGTAGTTAATGGTGTAACGTTAACTGGTAAAACTTTTTGTTCTATAAGACCTTGTATATATAGGTCCCTGTTTTGTTCATTAGCCTTAACAACTTCATTCCTAAATGATTCAACAGCAGCACTAGTATGACGTTGTTGTTGAGAATTTTCAATTGTCAACATTGGCAACCAGGTAACTGAACATCCCCAATGATCAACGTCCTCTCCAGTGTTTGGATTCATACCACGAACATGCATATACCAAGCACATTTGTGTTCAATGCAATTTTTTTTTATTAAAGGGCAATAACTCCCTCCAGTTTCCTTTTTAAACATAGTTTTACAAGTTTAATAGTTTATATTATATCAGAGATCAACCAAAAGTGCAATATATGACAGAAACATACGATACATTAAAATCCATACTAGTGTTTAATGGCCCATTACCTCCTGGAAAAGAAACCGGATGATCGTGGCCACCGCTGTTACCGGTGTTGCCCGTGTTGGAACCATTAGCTACCTTAGTTACGTTGCCTTGGGTAGGGGAGGGTGAGCTATTAGACTGACCGCCTCCATTGTTTGCAGGATGGTTATGCTGGCCCATTGTGGAAGTATTAATCGTAAAGCCACCGATACCTAATCCACTAATAGATACAGGCACGTTAGCACTGATTGGTTTACTAGAGAGTGCGCTTGTAAAGTCAATATTACCGCCGCTGCCGCCACCAGCGGCAGATGCAACAACTCTTAGAGCATGGTTTCCATATTGTGTGGCGGGCGTGTTCCAACCAAGTGGAGCAGCTGCCTGATAAAAAACCACAGGAACATTTTGAGGAAATATTCCGTACTTAGAATTCAAAACGGTATTATTACCAAAGGTTATTCCAGCTGCTGTTAATACTGCCATTTTCTTATTTTAATTGAAAGTACATATAATTACATCAACATAACGTGTGGTGAAATCCAATGTGGCCGATCCTGGTCCATTAGCTGATGAAAAACTAACAGGGTGATTGTGCGAGGCCTGGTCGCCAAAGTTGCCCGTGGCACCACCTCCCGCAGATGCACCAGGGCTTGAGCCTTGGTTTGGGCTCGCGGCACCGCCGCTGCCTCCGCCGCCATTATTCGCTGGATGAGCGTGTTGAGGAATTGTATTTACAGTTAATGTAAACGGCCCAACCCCCAATCCAGAAATAGTTATAGGTACATTGGCACTTAATGATTTATTTGTAAAAGTACTAGTAAATGATTGATTCCCTCCCGAATTAGCGCCATTTGAAGACACAACTCTCAATGCTTTATTACTATGAGTATTTGATTGTGACCATCCAGATGGAACTCCCCCCAAAAATACCATTGCCGCACCTTGAGGGATAATCCCATACCTCGATTCAAGGACACCGCCTGCACCACCAAAAATAATTCCAGCTGCTGTTAATACTGCCATTTCAAATATGCCCTACTTTCATATTTATCAACCGTTCCAATTGCAAAGAAGAATATCTACATATTGAAGGCCCATATTGATTCCTGCACTCCAAGGCCCATTAGCTGATGAATAACCAATGGGGTGAGCGTGCGCTTCACCATTGCCCCTATTGCCCGTGCTGCTACCAGGGGATCGGAGTCCGGCAGAACCCTGGTTTGGGCTCGCGGATCCAGATCCAGTATTACCACCTCCATTGAATGGATGAGTGTGTTGAGGAATTGTATTAGTATCAAGGTTCCGGCCGCCAACACTAAACGTCAGGCTAAAAGGAACATTAGCACTAACAGTTCTATTAGTCGTAAAACAATCAGTAAAACTTACATTACCTCCAGAACCACCGCCAGCACCACTACCAACCGTAACTATTCTCAGCATTTTATTATTATGATCTGTCAATGTTGTCCAACCAGTCGGCGCTGATGTTTGAGAAAATAAACATCTAGTTCCCGATGGTGCAAAAAAACTCGTCCTAGATGATGCGCTAGTTCCATCACTAAAGTTTATTCCAGTTGCTGTTAATACTGCCACTATATTTACTATTATTATTTCAAATATTTATGTTTAAAACTGGTTCAGATATGAAATGGATTAAAGAATAACCACCCTGTAGCAATATATTTAACAGTCCCTTTTGGAGGCGTAACGCCTCTATGCATAAAAGTCCAAGTCGCTGGGAAAAAAATTAGTTTTCCCTCTTCTGGAGTTATTTTAGTCCCATCTTCAAACTCTGTCTGCCCACCAGGGCCTGAAACATCATTTAAATACCAAATAAAAGTCGCTAGTCTATATCCATCAATTGGGCTTACCATGAAATCATGGTGCCAATTATAGAATCCTTCACCTCCTATTGTACGTTGAAGTTGAAATCCAGTATCAGTTAAATCAAGCATTAATGGATTTAGAGGGCAAAATGAACCTATATATTCTCGGTATTCACTGAGAGCTTGCTTTAAAGAATTAGAAAAAATTTTATCCACATTTTCCCAATTTGCCATTTTGGAAATAGAAAGATCTGTTGAGATTTTCGTATCTTTATCAACTCCACCTAGAGTTATACCATCTTTTTTTCTTATATCTCTTTCAAATTTATAAATTACATTTTTACAAAATTCACTGGTTAAAGCGTTTTGTTTTTCCCATATAAACTTATTCATTCTTTTTGTTTTGGTTTGTTACATTCATTGCAGTAATATGAGTATCCAGTTTTAAAGTATTTTACAATTTGGTAGTGATCTGCATTCAGTGGTTTTGTTTCTCCACACTTACTACAAGTCCTTTCCGTAATGCTTTTTGGCTTTTTTGAGTTCTTTAAGCTCTGCTTTAATTTCTTTATATGCTGTTGTCCCATCAATTTTACCGCCCATTTCAAGAGCAATAATGATGTCCACTCTCGTGCCGAAGTGAGCGAGTGCTTTCTCAAAGTCGTCCAGTTCATACATTGTAATTGATTCCACAATGCTCTGCAATAATATCTATACGAGCATCTAAAGAATTCTCCATACGATAAAGTTCATTGGTAGTGCCAACATTCTCCTCTTCAAGAACTTTAATTCTAGTTTCTAATTCAGAAATGCGTTCATAAAGTTCATCAATAGCAACAGGATCTTCAAAACCCCACTTCTTTTTAAACCAATACGGATCAATCATAATACACCTATTTCTTTAAGATACTTTCTATATGCTGTGAATCTGCGAAGAGAGGGTTGACCTGGAATCGGTCCTAAACTTTCACAGATCTCACAATAACATAACCATTCATACCACGGGGTTGTTGAATCGAGTGCTGGATGCGGACTTGTTTGCGTGTAGTTCTTTAAGGAGTCTAACCAATTCTGGAGTTTCATTCCATTCCCATACTTGAGTATGTGTCGGATCTTTCTTCTGAATCGTGTAAGTTCTCTTCGTCATTTTTCAATACCTCTTCTTTACTAACTTTAAGACTCTTAGATAAAATTTGATTTTTTACAAGCAAATAATAAATTTTATAAGCAGGAAAAGAATTTTCAGGATCTAATGACAAAGTAATAGCCTTTTTCCAGAGTTTTTTTATTTTCTCGTCAGAGATATCTGCGGATTTTTTTAAAGTTTCTTCTTCCATGATCATAAAAATAATAATTTTATTCTAATATATATTCGATCTAGTGTCAATTCTCTTTTCTTTAGATTGAATTCCATTTTATTGGAGATGTAATCCTGGAAAATAAGATTTTTCTCCTATGTATATGATTGTGGGAGAATCATTCCAGTGTCGGATGACCCCAGCCACGATAAAACAATTAGTGACCAAGTAAGTAATAAAAATAAAGGTGCGTATGCGAGCAATATTATCAGATTCTCTATCTGATTTAGATGATTTTTCTCCAAGTGCTTTAGCCCACCAACGCCACAGGGTTTTCCGTTTCTTCATACACGGAGTCTCTTGATCTGACATAAGTTAGTTCTTCCCATTGATTGTGATAACATAATACT